CGTACAAGTAATGGAATTTAATGGTAAGTTGTACATTTGCGTGGATAGTAAACCACTATTCGATATTGACATTTTCAAGGACAGTGTGGCGGAGGTTGTAGCGTGCGGTCGACGAACTTACAAAGACTGGAAGGAGGAAAAGCTATGGGAGCGCACAGGAACTACGCAAGGTTTTATACCTTGCTAAAGAAAATGCCTTGTGCTGACAAGGAAACACTTGTGTCAAGCTTCACAAATGGACGAACAACAAGCCTGCGTGAGATGAGTGCGAAAGAGTATGAGACGATGTGCGTATCATTGGAGGAACAGACAGGCTGGAAGTCAGAACTGAAGAAGAAACGCAGTTTGTGCCTTAAACTGATGCAGCAACTTGGAATTGACACTTCTGATTGGGCAAGAGTTGATAATTTCTGTCAGCATCCACGACTTGCAGGTAAGCCCTTTAGAAAGATAAGCATCGAAGAACTACAAGGTCTTACCGTGAAGCTGCGAACAATCAAGCAAAAGGGTGGATTGAAACCTAAACAATCCATGATGCCAGATAAAATTAATAATTCAGTGATAGTGTTTCCAATGTACAACACATCAGAAAACTAAATAAAATAATAACGAGAATATTTATAAACCCAAAAATTAAAAAACAATGGCAACAAGAAAGAAGAAAGTAATTATCACAGGTGTGAGTAGAGAAGCTGCAGACGAGGCTTTTGCTAATTATGCTAAGTCCGACGCACAGGTTCAGAAGATTAATGCAGAGATAGAACTGCAATGCGCTAAGATCCGTGAGAAGTATGCTGACAAGTTAGCGTCGCTTACAGAGGAGAAAGACAAAGCATTCGATACATTGCAGGCCTTTGCTACCGAAAACCAGGCAGAGTTGTTCACTAAGAAGAAGAGCCTTGATATGGCACATGGCGTGATAGGCTTCAGAACAGGAACACCAAAGCTGAAGACACTGAAAGGCTTTACTTGGGCAAGTGCTTTACAATTAGTGAAAGAGTTCCTACCTGACTATGTTCGACAAACTTGGGACATTGCTAAAGATAAGCTGCTTGCAGACCGTGACACAGAGGCAATGCTTGAGAAGATGGCAAAGTGTGGCATACAGGTAGCACAAGATGAGACCTTTTATGTTGAACCTAAGAAAGAGGAGACAGGCGTATGAGGAAAATTGTAGTTAAGCCACCTAAGATAGCTTTGTGCCGTGAATGTAACGGCACAGGCTTCCGAAAAATCAGCGTAGGTGGAACCTCGACTCAAATCCAGTGTCCCCAGTGTGAAGGAAGTGGAAGAGTCCTGGTGAAATGCAAGATGGACCTTGATATCCGTCCCTACAAAAAGAATCAATAACCTTTAAATCCCAGTATCAGGTGGACAGACGAAAAGGAAAGAGTTATGCAAAACGCGTTGCCGACATCAATCAGATTTATGATACTTATGTGAAGACTGGTCTTTCAAACCGAGAGATATGGAAGCGTTATATTTACCCTAAGTTCGGCATTAGCGAACGCACCTTTTACAATCTGCTGAAGGCATCGAGCAGCCCTACAATAGAGGGTTGCTTGGAGCTTTCAGCAGAAGGCTTTTTGTTCCCAGAGCTGTTAATAGAAGATGAAATCAGAAATCCAACATATTTTAGGAAGAATCCTTAATGATATCCGTGTCGAGCTTACGGACGAGTTTGATCAGAACTTCGAGCGACAGTCTTTCTTTGGTGAGGCATGGCAGCGCAGAAAAGGTCCTCTACGTCCTAAAGGTCATATACTGGTAGATACTGGTCAGCTTCGTAGAAGTATACAGAGCCGTACAACGGAAAACAGTATTACATTCTTTACTACTGAACCTTATGCAGCTATTCATAATGAAGGTGGCGAGATTGTGGTGACTACAAAAATGAAACGTTATTTCTGGCATAAATACAAGGAAGCAACTGGTTCTTTTGGAAGGAAGAAAGATGGCAGCCGTAGGAATGATAAGCGTACAGTCCAGCTTTCAGAAGAAGCCGAGTTTTGGAAATTTATGGCGTTGAAGAAAGCTGGAACAACTATCAAGATACCTCGTAGACGGTTCTTAGGTACAAGTCCAGAGGTTGAGAGAACTGTAAGAGAGATAATAGAAGAAAATATTACAGAGTACATTAATTTTGACTTAGACATAACAGAACGATGAGAAAAGAACTATACACAATGCTCTGTGAGAAGCTGAAGACAGTAGGCAATGGAGCGATAAAACACATAGATTTGTGGAACCACAATGTAGAATTTATAGAACTTGAAGAGCCATTTGAACGACCAGCTGTGTTCGTTGAGTTTGCTCCCATTCAATGGAATGCCATTCAGAATGGTGTTGAGTATAGAGCCGAGCCGATTGTTAATCTACATGTGGTAACAGACTGGGTAGGTAGCGCAGCTGCTGATAGCGAATTTAGAGAAAAAAGCCTTGAGGTGTTTGACCTACTCGAAGATATACATCAGACACTGACCTGCATGGAGGGAGAAACGTTTATGGCTTTTGATTTAGTGCAGAGTCAAACTAATCATAACCATGAGGATATTCTTGAGAATATAGAAAGTTACCAGTGTGTGGCAATTAAGAGGCTTTGAGCAAGAAAATAAGGCTTAACAAGAAAATAATCCGTTACTTTTATTGTGAGTAACGGATTATTTTGTATATTTGCAGTGCGTAGAGATACGTAGGGACAGGGTTGAAAGACCGTGTACCGCCCCAAGGTCGCTTTTCAGCGGCCTTATTTTTTATATTTTCAGTTCCTTTAATACCATTTCATCTGCTATATAGAAGAAGATTCTACCTGTACACTTTCGTCGTGCTTCTGTCAGTGCCTCATAGAACTTTGCACTGTGAGAAGGTATCTCAAAGACAACCGCCTCTCCTCCTTGTTTTGTAAGTGCTTTCTTTGCATACTTCACGATATTACCAGCTCCGCCTGTTACACATTTTAGGTCAGCCTTTATATTATCAAACTTGATATCGTAGGTCTGTCCAACTGGTCTGTCTACACCTTGCAGGTATTCTATATCATGTCCATTATCGGCAAGAACCTTACACATTCTCATTTCCTTATCAAACTTCTGTCTTTCAGCATTGCTGGCAGCAGCTTCTGCAATGCGTTCTAATTGTGTTACTACAAGCCCAGTATTCTTTGGTGCAACATAGGTTCTTTCCCATGTCTTCTCATCATATTTCAGAATGCGCTTAGCAGCTCCAATATTTTTGTTTTTTTGAGCTCTTATCAGTTTACATGCAGCACAGAGTTCATTGTCAGGAATAAAGACAAGTTTCTGCTTGCCTTTAGCTATGTCACAGTCTTTGCACCGCTTGATAGTATAAGGGTTATAATCGGGTACTGTCTTCTGCTCCTGTCCTGCATTGAAACGGAATATCCCCTTAGTATCCCTTCCTGTAGCTTCTTCCCCAAGAGTCATTGCCTCCTCGTGTGGTGTAGTAGGAAACTTTGTCTTTCTCACCTGCACCACTGTACAACGACAGTTCCAACCATTTGGAGGGTAATATTCCTCCCAAAATGGGTCAGTAATAGGAAGTGTTACACGATTAAGTGCTGCATGTTCTGGGCGTACCTTGTCATCACCAGCTGTTCGGTACTGCAAATTATATCGGTCACCATCTTGCATGAATCCCTCCCATTTCGCAGCCATTTGAGCCGAAGCTTGTACAAAGTTGTATTCTGCTTTGAGATAATTCTCATTGTAGGTACTATCGACACTTCGAACATCGTTTAAAAATTGTTCGAACGGCTTTCTATTTCCATTTTCATCGAGGAGTGATGGGAAAGCTTCGTTTAGCTCGTGAAAGGTCTTCATACCAGAGAAGATATAATTTGAGCGTTCAAGCCTTCTACGCATTCCTTCAGACATTTTTACCTGCTTAAATGAGGAATCCAAGACTGATGCGTGTGCATTAATGAACTCCTGGATCTTTGGCTTTTCAAGAATTTCAATCCGAAACTGTGACCCCTCTACTTTATAGAGTGTCTCCATCATGCTACTGAAAAGAGCAGAGAGTTCTTTCCTTATATCTTCCTCACGCCTGAAAGTTGCTTGTAAATTCTCTTTTCCAAGCAATTGTGCATAACGCTCATGCAGCCCCTCATAATCAGAGGGGCTTAGTCGAAAAAAGGTTGCTTTGCGTTGTGTTGCTTCTTTTTCTCTCCCTTGGGCGTATTATCATCATCTGGGTTTTCATTGCCTCTCAGTGGCTCATTAGGGTCTAATATAGGCATTTGTCTACGTTCACCCACAGGAATATTATACTTTTCCTCAAAATAAGAAGGTGCTACCTCGTAATTGTTCAATACAAGTTGTTCATAAGCAATTTGCTGCTCCGGAGTATAGTCGACGCTGTAGTCCCATTCAAAACGTACACCCTTGAGTGGAAAGCCATGTTGTACCATGCGCGGAATAAGTTGATTATTCACCACATCACGTAAGGTATCACAATCTGCTTCTACGAGGTTCTGGAAAACCTCAAGGTGTGTTTCTGACTGTGAGAGTGAAGAACCATCCTCTATTGTCATCGTTTGCCCAATAATCAGCTTAGATAGTTCAGAGTTTGCTCTATCTATTCGTCTGTCGTAAACATTAAAGGCATCTCCTTTGCTTGATTCTACAACCTCAATCTCGGTACCCTGCTGGAAGATAGCCCAACCTTCCGTTCCCATGTCTGCCATCATCTTCTCCATCTTAGACAGCTCTTTATCGTCACGTGTTGTGGTACGAGCTATTCTCATAGGCATTCCGAAGATTTCGGCAAAGGTGTCCCAAAAGGCTAAAGCATTCTTCTTAGGTATAGTTTGAGTGGCAGCCTTGAGGTATAATCCAAGGCTATCAGTTTGTCCGACTTCTATAAGCCAGTCGATAAATGGTGGCTTATGATAATCGATTCCTGTCTCCCAATCATCGCCAATCTGCTTAATGACTCTTCCATATTCAGGAATAACGTGTTTTCTTGGAATAAGCTTTACACCATTGTAATAAAGCATATTATTGGCATCAGTCATCAATTCACCAAGTTCAATGAGCGAGTGCCCCCAATAATTAGCATCCAGCGCATATTTCATAAACTGCTTGAACCATGATTTATTGAAATAATCGGCTGCTTGTTCGTCTTCGTCTCCCTTTTCATTCACCAGTTTAAACGATCGTGATAAAACAAAACCTTCACGCTGCTGAATACAACCAGAGAGATGCAAATCAACCTCTACATCTTTATAAATATCGTAAAGACGCTGCCTATTAGGATTCTCAACATTGATAGCCATCTGCCATGCAGTACGCCAATCTCCGATATCCTTACGCGTAAGTGAATCCGTGGTACGTTGTAGTTCCATGACAGTCTTCCGAAAGCGTTTAGCTTCGTTCTTTGCCAATCGGAGTGTCCCAAAAGGTGTTTGCGCTAATGACTTATTATTTGTCTTCTTATTTTTTGCCATAGTTTTTACCAATTATATCGTTGTTTCTTTTGGCTACCATATTTCATCGGTAGTCCAATTGTTTCTCCATTTTCATCAAGCGCAAGTGGTAAGTCTGGTATGATTTTCCCAGCTTGTACACCTTCAAGCCATTTGACAGCACGTTCATATCGTTCCTTACGGATTTCCATACCCATTTTCTGTGGTGTAGACGCAGCCATGTGATAAATAGCAATATCACAGGTGTACATTACAACAAGCCTATTGCGATTACTGTCTGAAGCTTTGAAAACAGCATTTGTATCGTATTTAGGACGGAGATATCCTGCTATTTCCTCGATTGCTTCCAGTTCAGCATTGGAACGGTTCTCTGCACTGACTTGAGAAATAACCTTGAGTGCCTGGTCTCCAATGACAACCTTATAATCTTCGTCAGTTATAAACATAATCCTACATCGTTATATATAAAGCCTTTTTCTCTATATCTCTCATAGTAATTCCCTTTTTGAAGATACCATGTGAGAGGAACTTCTTAACTTCCTGTTTGGATAGCACCTCAGGCTTTCCTTTAATCACGATAACCATGTGTTTACGGTGTGTGATATGACGGAATTTGTCTGCTTTCTTAATGGCACACTTTAGACGATAACCAAAAATAATGTCTTTAAATAGTTTGAACATATTACCATGAGTTTTTTGAAGACGGACGACGTCCGAACCTCGGTGAATAAATCTGTTGTCTTGTATTCTTTTGTAAGATATAGATAGCTCCCTCGTCAGCATCTGGTGCATCATCGTTACCACTCATGCCTTTCTCAAAAGCAAGAGTTTGTTCAACACCTGCCATCATATCAGGATCATCCTTTTGTGAAGTATCATAATAAACAAAGCCTCGCTCCCATAGTGGACTAATAGCCTCAACGCGCTGGAACTTATCAGGTTTTTTACGTGTGTCGCCTGTAATTGGAAGCTGATACCCTCGTAGGTTTCCCTCGACAGTAAAATCATCAAGGATGATATCTTGCATGAAAGAAGCCTCCATTGCAAATCGTATTGCTATTCCTACATCCAAACTCCATTCATAGAGATCATAGCACCAGCGTACAAGTTCAGCTACCGAAGCTTTTCGGACGAAAGCTTTTAGATGCCAAAGAGAAGTTCCATGTTTTCCCCATAGCTTAGCTGCTTTGGTATCATTAGATTTCTTGCTCTTCCATGAAGGGTCAATATAAAGTACGAATTCAGAGAATTCTTTCCATTTTGGACGCTTGGCATAACGTATCCATTCTTGACGAAAGACAGTTCCTTCCACAATAGGGTTATGCATCATCTCCTTGTTCCAAGCTCTATATCCAACAAATTCAGCGTATTCACGTGCCTCCTCTTTGGTCCACTTTTCTTGCCAAACAGGATTTCCCTCATTATCGACAGCGTATATCGTCGACACATGAACACCCTTTGTCTTACAGATGTTGGCAAGTACAGATGTTTTGGAAATGAGATTACCAACCATTATAAAACGTCCACGTCCCACATCAAGCGCACCGAAGAGAGCCTCCTTTACCCAGTCTGTGAGTTCACGAACACGTCGTTCATTACGGCAAAGCTCATCATCATCAAGGTCGTCAATAACTATGTAGTCAGGACGTGATTCGCGCTTTCTGAGACCACGTGGGGATTGTCCTCGTCCACAGGCAAGAAAATATACACCATCCTTAGTGTTAAACTCACCCTCAGTCCAGCTGCCCATAGACATCTGTTTACCAAAGTCAGCAATAATACGCTTGTTATATTGAAGCTCTGCCTGAATATCTCCGAGAAGACGAATAGCACTCTCCTCGGACTTACCAACTATCACCATGAAATTAATGAGCCGTTTTGGTTGAAACATTAACCAAAGCGGTGTAAAGATATCCATGTGTGTTGACTTTGCATGACCACGTGGCCATTTAAAGACAGCCTTAAGGTTTGACGTGTTCTTTACCTTGAGCGCAGCTGCGTTATGAAAAGGAGCATTATGTATGGTACGAATGATCTCTCCTGTGGCTTTATCTCGCAACTGGAGGAAATGCGGAAAGTAATACTCACAAAAAGCGGCATAGTCTTTCTGCAAGTGTTTAATACGTTGCTCTTTTTGAAGAGTTGTTTCTCGTACAAGGCTCTTAGTGTCGGTGATAGCTTGTATCTGCCGACAGTGCTCTTGCCATTCCTGTTGTATTTGTTTTAATTCCGCAATTGTAGCCATAATCTATTTATAAAGAAGAAGGGTTCTGCATTCGCTCCATAAGGAACTTATTCTGATACTTATTGATAGCCTTAACAAGTTCTGGGGTAATATCTGGGTCGAAAGAAGCCTGGTCTTGAATCCATCTATTGAAAGCCATAAAGACTTCAATAGCATCAATGACATTCGCCTTCTTATCAAGTTTCTCTATTGTTGCCGATAATTTAGAAAGCTTATCTGCTAACGAACCAATAACTGTAGGGTCATCAGATTTGTTGACATTCTCAATTAGACCATCGATAGTTAGAAGAAGCTTGTTCACGAGTTCAGGGCGTGATATGTTTTTTGCTGCACGAGCTTCTTTCCACCCTTCAGCGGTACACCATTTAGAGACGGTGACACGTGACACGCCTAATTGGTCGGCTATCTCCGTCTGTTCCATTCCAGAAAGATATAATGATCTTCCGATGGATTTTTTCTTTTCTACTTCTGCTTTTGTCATAAAATCGTTTTGCTGGATTGTGTTAAATCTACTGCAAAGTTGCTCCTTTTTATATAGGCTAAAAAGAAAGTGTGCAACGCTTGCACAGATGTGTGCAAGCGTTACGTACTTCCTTTGTAGATAGCTGTAAATAACGCAACTTTGCAGCAAACATGATAGTTGAGATAAAATCATAAAAATATGAGTAAGACAAAACGAGTAAGAATTAGCAACGAAAGTCTGAATAGTTACGGATTCAGAGTCTTGACCAGCGGAATGGAAATTGGTCAATATAGTCGAAATCCTGTACTACTCTATATGCACGAGCGTGGTAATGTGATAGGCTATGTTAAAGACCTAAAGGTTGAGGATAACGAGATAACAGGTGAACTTATGTTTGACGAAGCAACAGAGTTAAGTCAGCGTTGTAAAAAACAATGGGAATTCGGATCTCTCAAGATGGTCAGTGTAGGCATAGATATTTTGGAGATGAGTGAAGATCCTAAGTTTCTCGTAGAAGGTCAGCTTCGTCCAACTGTTACCAAAAGTAAACTCTTTGAGGTATCATTGGTAGACGTTGGTGCTAACGACGATGCTCTTGTTCTTCAGAAAGATGGTCAACGAATAGAATTAGGCAAAGATGGTGGCATGGTGCTACCTCTTCTACATAACAATAATAACAATCAAAAAGAAAAAGAAATGAATCAAGAGAAATTAGCCCTTGAGTTAGGTCTTGCAAAAGATGCTGATGAGGCAGCTATCAGTGCTGCTTTGGCAAAACTGAAGACAGAAAGTGCAGAAGTCGACAAGTTGCGCGCTGAATGTGATACCTTGCGTGTCGCACGTATTGAGACTCTTGTGAACGGAGCTGTTGCCGAGAAGAAGATTGGTGAAGACAAGAAGCAGCACTTCATGGAATTAGGCAAGAAGATTGGTGCTTCTGACTTGAAAGCGACCTTCGATGCAATGTCGCCACAAGTCAAGCTTAGTAACTTGATAGGTCATCAAGGTGGTGAGTCAAATGCAGGACAAGGTGGGTACGAGAAGTTAAGCGATGTTCCTGCTTGCGAGATAGAAAAGCTCAAGAAGGAATCACCAGCTTTATACAAGCAGTTGTATAAAAAAGAGTACGGTTTTGAGTGTGAGATTTAAACAAGTATAACAACAAAAAGAAAGAAAAACAATGACAAGATTGATTTCTATGTTAGTAGCTGTTCTTATGAACAGTCTTGTAGGTGGAGTAATTGCTTCTGCTTTGGGGCTCCCAGCTATAGCAGGTGCTGTAGCCTTGAATATGATTGCAGCGGTAATTGGACAGGCCATTCCTAAGGGTAGTCTTCGTGCTGGTGTCTATACTGAAATCTGGACAGGTGAGTTGGTAAAGCATCTCCGTCGTGGACTGGAAGCATCATTCCTTGATGGTATTCCTGATAATTCAAGTATTGTTGATAATGATGTCATCCACTTGATTGATGTAGGTGTAGACCCAGAAGTTTTGATTAACAATACGACTTATCCTATCCCACTACAGGCTTTGGAAGACAAGGATATTGCTATCAAGCTGGATAAGTTCCAGACTAAGGTAACTCCAATTACTGATGATGAGTTGTATGCCTTGAGTTACGATAAGATGGGTCGTGTGAAGGAAAGTCATGGAAATGCTATTAACGATTCGAAATTCGCTAAGGCTGCTCATGCCCTCTGTGCTAAGGAAAATACTGAGACCACACCAGTATTGAAGACCACTGGTAAGCGTGACTCTGTAACAGGTCGTCGTAAGATGACTCTTGAAGATCTCTTGAGTGTTAAGAGGTCAATGGATAAACTGAAGGTACCATCACAAGGACGTCGATTAGTGCTTTGTAGTGATCATGTCAATGACCTATTGGAGGTTTCACAGGCCTTTAAGGAGCAGTACAATATCGATCGTAACAATGGAACGGTAGGTAGACTTTTTGGATTTGATATCTATGAGTATGCTGATAATCCTCTCTACACAACAGCCGGAAAGAAGAAAGATATCGGTGCAGCTGTCACAACTGGTGAGTTCCAGTGTTCGTTTGCCTTCTATGCACCACGTGTCTTTAAGGCTACAGGCTCGACCAAGATGTATTACAGTGAGGCATCTACCGACCCACAGAACCAGCGTTCACTCGTCAACTTCCGCCACTACTTTATCTGTATGCCTAAGAAGGCAGATGCTGGTGTAGTGTTAATGAGTGATTACAAGAATCCAAGCCTTTCAGAAGGATAAAAAGTAGAATTATAAATAGTAAGACGTATGAAACTAAAAGTTATTAACGCATTTTGTGATAAGATAGACCACGTAACAGTATATGAGCCAGGAACTATCTTGGAGGTAAATGACGTAGAACGTGCTCAAGACCTCATCACACGTGAACTGTGTAAGGAATTCAAGGGTAAGATCGCTCCTACTTTTGTTCTCGGTGACCAGGAAAGCGAGAGCGAAACAGATAATACTAATTCGTCAGAAACATTGAATGAATCTGCGGATGGTACAGAGATGAACTCTGAGAAAGAATCTGAAGAGGAATCTGAGGATGGTACAGAGGGAGAGTCTCCAAACTCAGATGATGATGAGTAAACCTATGAAGTACCTTGTAATCCACTGCACCGCCACTCCAGAAGGTCGTGAAGTAAGTTCTAAGGAGATACGTGCATGGCACACTAACCCTGTAAGTCAGGGTGGCCGTGGCTGGAAGCAGGTGGGTTACACGGACATGGTTCACTTAGATGGTCGTGTGGAACGATTAGTGGATAACAATGAGGATGCTAATGTTGATCCATGGGAAATGACAAATGGTGCTGCAGGATATAATGCTGTAAGCCGTCACATAGTATATGTTGGTGGATGTGATAAAGCCATGAATCCTAAAGATACTCGCACAGAAGCACAATGTGAAGCGTTAAAGCGTTATGTGCAGGATTTTTACCATCGTTTCCCTCAGATTAAGATAGTTGGGCATCATCAGCTTAATCCTGGTAAGGCTTGTCCAAGCTTTGACGTTCCAAAGTGGCTACGTGAGATTGGTATCAGACAAGTTTAATTGAATTGAAAGACAATGGCAGACACAATATTCCAGATTCTGCAATGGGCAATACCTTCTGGTGGTATCGGTGCTGCCATTGCCTGGATCGCAGAAAAGAAAACAAGAGATGCCAAGACTGCTAAAGAGGTGCATGACACCTATAAGGCTATGTATGAAGATATCTCTGCACTATTAGTTGAAACTCAAAAGAAGTATGAAGAAACAAAAGAGCAAATTGAAACACTTGGAACAGAGAACAGTCGTACCAGACGAGCACTTAACCGCTTATCTCGGGCTATCGAGGCTATTCAGATTTGTCCTCATCGTGCTAATTGCCCTGTCAGCGGTGAGCTGTCACTCGACGAAGAAGCTGACACAGGAAAGCAGGTCAGAGCAAAGCACAGAATTACTCGACAGCGAGGCAGTGAGCATCAGCACACTGCAGATGCAACCCGTGAAGGTACCAATGTCGGCAGTGAGCCTAACGCTCAATCTGGACACACTGCGCCTATTGCCTCTCGGAGCGAGCTACACGGCACGGCAGGGGCAAGCAAGTCTGAAGGTAAGTCGTAAGCCCTCAGCCAAAACATCAAAGGCAGGCGGAACAAACGAAGCTGTTGAACCGGGCGAAATCATCATCGAAGCCAATTGCGACTCGCTCGAGCTCGTCGCCATGCAGCTGTCGAAGACGGTCAGCGTTCTTAAAAAGCGTCTTGCCCGTCAGCAGCACAGCAGCCAATCGCAGCTGAAAGAACAGAAAGACACGACATCATTCAGCAGCGTTCAAGTGGCGTTCAAATGGCTTTTAATCGGCATTCTAACGGGCTTTATCTTATCAAAAATAAGAACAATTATTTCATTTATAAAACGAAGAGTATATGGCAAATAAAGATTTTTTGTATGGTCTTAGCAAGATGACCTTTGCTGGCAAAACGGTTGGTTACATCGAAAAAGACAGCTTCGAGTGGGGTGGCAAGGCTCCAGAGAGCGTTGACGTCGATGCCGAACAGGTTCCAGATGCCCCCGTGTTGACATTGGTACAGAAGAATAGTACGGTTGAGCCAAAGTTCAACATGATTCAGCTCAACTATGAGAACATGGCAGCCTTGCTTGGTGGTCATGCAACAGCGACTGGGTGGGAGGCACCAACGGACTTGTTACAACTTAGCGGAGAGTGCCTCATCGACACACCAAGCGGAAAGCGTATCAAGATTCCGAATGCAGTGTTGCTATCGAACCTCGGTGGTAAGCTGACGCTGACAGAGGTTTCAAAGATTGAGTGCCAGTTGAAGGTGATGAAGCCTGCTGATGGCACAGCACCTTTCTCTATCATCGATATTCCTGCAGGATAATAGTAGCTGATTATGGATGAGCGGAAAGTTCAACAAGAGGCATCGGAAGCCCTGCTTGACGTAGGGGTATCGGTGCCTCTGAAACCTATTAAAATACCTTTCTGCAAGAAACCTTTGATGCTTCGAATGGCAATGCGTCGCCCAAGGCTAAGCACGCAAATCAAGATTGCCCGACTCTACTTGAGTTTAGGTACAACTTATAAAGAGCTGGAAACGCTTGACAAAGAAGCACAGATGCGTTTCATTGCAGAGCATGGTAAGACGGTGGCTGACATGGTGGCACAGACGATGTGTGGCAAATGGTGGAAACCCGTATGGATTGTTTCATGGGTACTGCGTCACATGGTCGACAACCTCTATTTGCAAGTAGCGATGATGAAGTTCGTCCTACTGTTAGGCACTGAAAGTTTTACGAATATTATCAGATCAGCCGAGATGACGAATCCGATGAAGCTGCGTCTGAGCCAACGAAAGAAGGGGAGTTAGCAACCGAGTATGAAGGAAGTCATAGCCCCTTTGGTCTGGTGTGGCAAATCGCAAATGCCACAGGTTGGAGCCGAGAGTACATTCTTAACGGCGTAAACTATCAGACCTTGATGATGATGCTTGCAGATGCACCACGCTACGTCAAAAAGAAGAAATCGAACATGCGTACTGATGAGGAGGGAACCCCTGCAGACGATGTTCTAAGCTTCTTTCAGAGTAATCTAACTTAAAACCTCAAAGCAAAAGATGAAGGCAGTTGAAATAGAGTTCTTAATGAAAGGCAACCTTAAACAGGGTATGCAGGAAGTCGGCGGTGAAGCAGATGTGCTTGACAGTCGGCTTCGTGGTCTGCGTAATACTATTGGTGGACTATTCGCTGTCGATCAGAGTGCAGAATTTGTCAAGAAGATAATTGATGTACGTGGTGAGATAGAGAGCCTTCAGATATCTTTTGAGACCTTAGCTGGTAAAACTAATGGTGATAAGCTGTTTGGTGATATCAAGGAATATGCTGCCAGTACACCAATGATGATGAACGACCTTGCGAAAGGTGCACAAACTTTATTAGGTTTTAATATTGAAGCAGAGAAGGTGATGCCTATCCTTCGTCAGATAGGTGATATCTCTATGGGTGACTCTCAGAAGTTCAATTCCCTTACACTTGCCTTTGCGCAGATGAGTTCTACTGGTAAACTGATGGGTCAAGACCTGTTGCAGATGATTAATGCTGGATTCAATCCGCTCGTCGTAATATCAGAGAAGACAGGTAAGAGCATGAGTGTGCTGAAGCAGGAAATGACAGACGGGAAAATCAGCGTCGACATGGTTGCCGATGCCTTTGCCTCGGCAACAGGTGAGGGCGGTAAGTTCCATGGAATGCTTGAGAAGCAGAGTAAGGGTATGAAGGGAGCTATCAGTAACCTTGAGGGTGCATGGCAAGATGCTATGAACGACATGGGAGAAAGTAGCGAAGGTTCCATCATGCAGGGGATTGACCTTGCAACACTGGCTGTAAAGAACTACGACAAGTTGGGTAAGGCTATCCTTACGGTCGTAGCTGCTTACGGCGAATACAAGGGAACGCTGATGGCTGTACAGGCACTACAGAATATCATCAGTCAGCAGAAGACCGCAATAGAAGCAGACCGTGTAAACGAACTGCAAGAGCTTGTTGGTAAGTATAAGGAAACACTTAACTCTGATGCTATCAATGGCGACACGTCAGCAACACAGGCAAATACAGCTGCAAAGGCTGAAAATAAAGCGGCTATTGATGCCGAAGTAGCTGCTATGGAAAACGAACTACGTACTAAGGTGGCTGTGGCAGAGGCTAATTACAATGAAGCTACAAGTCTGGCAGCTGCAACATCCTTACAGGTTGATGCTGCGAACGAGGCGGTTGCTGCGGCACAAGAGCAATATGAAGCTATTTTGCAAACTGGAAATGGCGAGGCTATTGAAGCAGCGGAGTTAGAATTGAACACGGCTGCTTCAGAAGCAAATTCAGCAGCACGCAACTTGCAGGCGGCACGTGCGAATGTTGCAACGGCAGCAACTGTGAAGGAGACAGCTGCCACACGTTTGTCAACTTTCCAAACACAGGTTGACACAATCCAGAAGAATGCCAACACACGTGCTACAGGGCTTTGGGCTGCAGCCACACGTATGGCAACCACAGCTATGCAAAGTCTGAAAGCTGCCTTCATGTCTAATCCTTTCGGACTCGCTCTGGTTGCTATCACTTCGATTATAGGACTACTCTCCATGTTCACCTCTGAAACGGAACAGGCAGCTGACGCAACCAGTCGGTTCCGCGAGAAAGTGATGCAAGAGCAGTCGCAGTTGGATGCTTATTATGCCACCCTTTCCAATGTTGAAAAAGGATCGAAGACTTATCAGTCTGCCCTTGATAGTATCAATTCACTTGCAAAAGAATATAATACTCATCAACTTTCACTCAATGATACCTTAACAGAGCAGAAAAAGAAGTATGAGGAGCTGACTGAGGCTATCCGTAAGCAGGCAGCAGAGAAGACGCTTGCCGAAGCAGCAGCAAAGGCGAATGAAGATGCCATGAATGCTGAAAAGGAAGCCATGGATAGTTTGCTGGAGAAAGCCAAAGACGCAACGTATAAAGAGATGCAGGAGGTCATGGAAACTATTCCAGGTAAAGGGGCAACTATGGTTAACGAGTCCGTCGATGTTGCCAGTGAGAAGCTACGTTCTGTTACCTCTGCCACATGGAATATGATTTCAACGGAGGTGATGAGTCATGCTGCTGATATATCTGCTGCATTTGCCAAGTCTCAAGAAGATGGAACAAAGGCTGTCCAGGAGGAAGTAGATACTATCGAAAACATCTTGCGTACATTGGGTGTCACAGATAAGGAAATTGAGGCTTTCCATGATGACCTTTACGATTACGTGAACACATCGGCACAGGGATTCAGTGAGTCATACGGCGAACTGGAACGAACGCAGGCACAGCTGGAAGGTATAGCCAGTGCTACTATCGACACGAAGGACACTACCAACGAAGCTATCGACCAAATGAATTACGAGCAACTGGTCGAAAAGATGCAGAGCGTTCAAGCGGAGATAGATAACATCAATGCCAAGGAGGTTAAAGTAGAGACTGATAATTCACGCCTATTAGAGCTGAAAGGACTTCTTATTGACATCAACAACC